TAATCCATCTGTCAGTAACTTGAATGATAGCTTATCTGGTTTAACTGAATAAGGTAAAACTTCAATGACCTTATTTTTTACACTTTGAGTTTTTCCGTGTTTAAATGGATCACTACAAAGCACAGTAAAACTTGAAATGATTGAATTAGTATCTCCAGCCACATTGTCTGCAGTCTTGAAACGGCCATAAAAAGTATATTCCAGGTCATCATGAAAAATAATAGGGACATCTTCTTGTCGAATCAAGTAAGCTTTTAAGGTATCAAACTTTTCTTGTAATACTTGAGGGTCATTATCCTCAAGCTTGTATTTTATCGCCAACTCCCGAGGAGGATATTTAACATTAGTTATCACGCTTCCTACTTGCATTTCTTGTGATTCAAAGCTGAGAGAATACATCTCTCGCCCCTCTACAGTCAAAGTCTGATAACCTTCTACGAGTTCCTCTAACCAAGTCCCATCATAACTCATGGCACTGGTTGGAATAAAAGGAAGGTTGCGATAATGATTCTGTTTTGTCGTATCTCTAAACTTGTACATTTCTACCTCCTAAAATCCCATATTTAAGTTAATTTCTTGACCTTGTGCATTGGAAATGTCATCCACAAAGGCTTTGAAGTTTTGGTTCCCAAGCCTTACATTAAATAAAGCTGGTTGTTTGCCTTGGTTAAGGTTCACATCATGAGAAACTTGACTACTGATTGAACGATTAGCTGCCGCAACATTTGCCCCAATATCCACAGAATAGTCAGAGTTAATTGCGTTAGCAATCATATCACCCATTCCTGAAACATTAGATTGAACGCTACGGAAGCCTCCAGTTAAACCAGAATTCAAACCATTCATAATGGCATTACCTGCAGGAGTTAAAAGTTTTCTATCCTTACGGATTGGCCCTTTATGTTCACGAATCCAATCACCAATTCCGCCAATAAATTTCATACCGGCTTTCCAAGCACTTTTTAGACCATTTACAAAACCGTCAATGATGGCTTTACCAATATCTAGTAAGTTGATATTTTTGAGATTGTTAAAAATTGTTTTTACATTATCAATCAGATCGCTAACGCCTTGTTTCAAACCATCCCAAATTCCTTTGAGACCGTTGACCATGCCGTTCCATAAGTTAATTGTACCTTGTTTTAGGTTTTCCCAACCTTGTTTAACTCCGTTCACAATAGCATTAGCAGAATTAATAACCCACTGTACAAATGAAGACCATGTATCCTTGACCCATTGAACGGTTGCGTTCCATAAATCAACGGTACCTTGCTTGAAGGCATTCCAACCATTAACAATTCCGTCAACAATAGACTTAGCCATATTAACGACCCATGTTGTGAAAGCTCCCCAAAGACTTTGGATTGTGTTTACAATTGTTGTCCAGATATTAACTACAGTTTGGAAAAATGAACTGTAAAATCCAACTACGATATCCACAAAAGTTTGGACTATTGTTTGAATCGCTGTTGCTAGTGTTTGCCATAACATAGAAAAATCTTCTTTAAATTGGTTAAAGTCCCCAGTGATTAAATCAATGAGCAACAAAACTGGTCCCATAACAACCGTTTTTATAATTTCCCAAGCTGAACCAAAGATGGTTTGGACTTGTCCCCATAATCCACTAAAGAATTCAAGCATTGGCTGGAATATTGATTTGATTGTTTCAACAAATGGTGCAAGTGTAGTTGTTACACTATCCCAAGCACTAGCTAAACCGCTTGTTGTACCTTTCCAAAGATTAGCGAACCACTCCTTGATACCGTTCCAAGCATTTTTAACACTATCAATGGCATTTTTGGCACCTTGGATTGTTCCATTCCAAAGCCCTTTGGCTCCGTTTTTGATATTGTTCCAGGTATCAGAGAACCACTGTGTTATATCCCCCCATTTCTTTTTGATTGCTTCGGCTGCATCGGACGCAAATTTCTTCACATTTGCCCATACTTCTTTTCCGAATTTAGAAATTTTATCCCAGTTTTTATAAACTAAAATTCCTATAGCTATAACAGCCGCAATGGCAGCAATTATTCCTAAAACTGGTAAAGAAATAGCAGTAAAACTGCTCCCAATTAGAGCTAAACCACTTCTCAGAGCAAGGAATCCAACTTTCATTGTTTGAAATATTTTTATTGATTTACCAACAATTAGCAATAATGGTCCAATTGCAGCCACTATCAGTCCAATTGTAACTATCATTTTTTGTACAGGCTCAGGAGCAGAGACAAATTTATCAACTAACCCTGAAACAGCATCAGCAACTTGTTTTACTGCTGGAGCTAAAATCTTTTGAACAACAATTGCTGCAGATTCTAATGACCCCATCATTTGTTCTAATGATGAGTTCATATTATCCTGCATAGTTTTAGCCATTTTATCAGCTGCGCCATCAGAGTTTTCAAGAGATTTAGTAAGACTTCCTAGTTTATTGGGACCCTTATCGATAAGCGCCATCATACCAGATAGAGATTCTTGACCATATAAGGTTACTAATGCATTTTGTTTCTGCTCGGGCGTTAAACCTTTAAAGGCATTTTTTAACATGCCAACTTGGTCTTTTAAAGGTTTCATTTTACCTTCTGAATCATAAAACGATACACCAAGTTCATCCATTTTAGCTTTCATATCATCAGTCGGTTTTGCAATACGAGATAATGCACCACGAAGTGTAGTACCTGCTTGTGAACCTTTAATACCTGCATCTGACATAATACCAATTGCAGCTGCAGTTTCTTCAAGAGACAATCCCATAGAACTTGCAACGGGCGCAATATATTTCATTGCTTCACCCATATCGCCAACTTCTGCATTTGTGTCTGCGGCAGCTCTTGCAAAAACATCGGCTACATGGCCAGATTGGCCAGCGTCAATATTAAATCCTCTTAATGCTGTAGCAGCATTTTCAGATGCCAACGCAACATCACCACCAGAAACAGCAGCTAAGTCAAGAAGACCTGGCATAGCTTTCATGATTTCTTTTGAATCAAATCCGGCTGATGCTAAATTTTCCATACCCGCAGCTGACTCTTTCGCACTAAATGCAGTTTTTGCTCCTAAGTCAATCGCTTGTTGTCTAAGTTCTTCGAAACTTGAACCTGTTGCACCAGAAATGGCTTTAACACGGCTCATTTGAGCTTCAAAGTCTCCACCAATTTTTGCGGCAGCAACCCCAATTCCTATAATCGGAACTGTAACTGCTTTAGTCAACGTTTTGCCTGTTGATGTAGTAACTTGCCCTACTGTAGACATCGTACTATTAGTGTTATTTTGAAAGTTTTGAACTTCTTTAGCAGCGTTTTTAAATGTACTAACAAAATTATTATCGGTAGCCTTCAAATAGGCTTGTACACTAAAAGATTCCATATTTTCCTCCTTTCCTATTTATTTGCTTTTTTGAGGAGCTGCATTAAACGTTTATCTGGTTCAGCTTTTTTAATTCCTAATATTTCACTCTCTATTTTTTCTTTATCAAAGAACTGTTTAAAGTTGCGATATACAGGAACTTCTGCCTTTCCTCTTGTTTTAGTTGCTTGTACTTGCCAATTCGCCCAAGCTTGCTGATGAATAAGCTCTTCCTGATCTAATTTTTTTAAAGCTATAGCGGTCATCCTTATTGAGTATTCTCTAATAGTCATACGCTCAAAATCAAGAAGACTGGTTAAGCCAAAATAACGGAAGGCATTCAGCATCATTTCGTCATAAACTACTTCTGAATTTAAGCGTTTTGATTTGCTTGCTGAGCTTGCGCCACTCGCTCCTCGATCATTTTCATTGCCAGCTTTCCCGCATTACTTTCAGAAAGTTCTTTCAAAACATCATCAAATAATTTTTCAATGTCTTCACATTCATCGATGAAATCATCAATAACTCCTTGCGATACTTTTGGTGATTCAGTACGATTTGCAACATATAAAATAGTCGCCAAAGCGTTTATGTTTGCTGATTTAAGTTCCGGAATAAATTTCGCTGAAAGACCCATACCAAATGCGATGCCTTCTTGAATAATTGGGAAAAGTTTATCAAGTTCTCTGACAAATTTGGTTCCGAATTTGAATTCATATTGTTTACCATTAATTGTTAATTCCATTTTGATTTCTCCTTAAAAAAATAAAAGAGAGACTCAGCTCTCTTTTAACTCTTTGTTTATAATTCATCG